GTAAAATGTAAAAAGAAAACATCATTAGAATTGGAGGGACTTGGTGATTTTTTTCTATGAGTCTCGCTCATGAGACACTGATGATATACTACAAATTAAATTTTCAGATGATGCAACACCATAAGTATTCTCTGGAAGAGTTAGAGAACATGATGCCATGGGAACGAGAAATTTATACTGCTATGCTAATCAACCATATAGAAGAAGAAAACAAGAAACTGGAACAAAGCAATAGACAATAAAAATGTCAATAGATAGAATCAAACAACTAGAAGCCAGAGTAGCACAAGCAAAGAAAGATGTTCGTGCTACTATGTCTATTGCAGAACTGAGCAAAGAATCTGTTCGTGATATTGTTTCTGAGGTTGGTGAAACCCAAGCGTATCTTAGTAGTTTGTTCGGAAGGTCTGATAGAGAACTGAGAGGTTCTACTGTATCACTTCGAGATGAGATAAGTAAACTTGTTCAAGAAGGAACAGATGCAGACGCTGCCAGGTTAAAGCAAATTCGTGAAAGAATTAGAGAAATCACAAAGGTTGCTTCCGAGGAAGGTGATGCTGAAAGTGAATTCCTAAAAGAATATGGCATGGCTGCATCCAGTGGAATAGGAAGAGCAAGAAAACAAAAACTTCGAGGTGAGAGATCAGAATCTGGTAGAGTTTACGGTCAAGGACTATTCTCTTCAGTATTTGGAAGTTCTTTTACCAATTGGATGGTTGGTGACGACCGAGAAAGAGGTTCTAAAAGAAGAAGTAGAGCAGAACTTAAACTTGGTATGGCACAATCCGATTTGGACTCTGCCGTTGGTGGTTCTCCTGCTGAGAGAGAAGAGGAAAGAAGAGAAGGTGAAGTCCGACAAAAAGAAATAAAACAAAAAGAAAATAATGTCATCGACCTTCTCGAAGAAATCCGAAACAACACTAAACTTCTTTTGGGTGGACATGGTGCAGGATTCGGTGCAGGTGCGGCATCCGGTGCAGGTGCGGCATCCGGTGCAGGACAAGAAGGTGCCGGAGGCGGATTACTCTCATCAATTTTCAATCTAGATAATCTTTTAATGGCGTCGATGCTCGGAGGTCCCATTAAGGGCGTTGCAAGTAAAATTGTAGCGTCTAGAGCAGGACAAGGTGTTGCAGGGTTGTTGGGATTGGGTGCTAGAAGCAATGAGATGCGACATGCGAATAAGTTGTTTGGTATAGGAAAGGGCGGATTTCAAGGATTCTCCGCCGCAAGAAGTACAGCACCCGGCGTTGGAGCCAGAATGGCCAGACTCAGTGGGGCCGCGAGGGCCATTGGTGGTTCTCGTATTTTCGCTGGATTGATTAGTTTTGGTATCACTGAAGCACTTTGGCAAGTTGGTAGTGCATTTATAGACCATTATAATGACGAGGTTGGTAGAGCATCAGGAGTTTTAGACTCAGGTGGTATGTCTTTCGATGATGCGACAGGAATAACTCGATCATCAACCGTTGGTGTGGAATATGACATGTTCGGTCAACCAATTCCAGGAACCGGCGCTGTTATATATGACCCAAGCGCCAAACCAATGATGAGGGAGGGTGTTTCGGGTACGCTTATAGAAGAAACATCACAGCAATCAATCGCTCGGGGTCAATTGAGAGTCAATGAAAAAGAAATTCTTAACCGCATTGAATTGGCTTTAGAGTTAAGAAAAACAGGTATTTTTAATCAATATACTGGTGAAATGGAACATGATGATACAAGAGCAAACAACCTTTTATTAGAAGCACAAGGACTGATAGAAGACAGAGGTAGAATGGTTTTTAGTTACGGACCAAAAGATGCACATGAAGCAGTAAAGATGATGAAATTTAGCAAAAACAATTATAATGTAATGCTTGCTCGCCTCGGCTCCCTGAAAAATACAACAAATGTTTATGAGACCACGGATCATGGATACATCACCCAGACAGAGGATTGGGTTAAAATGCTTAATCCTGATAGCATCAATCAACAATTCTGGCAAGATTTCCGAACTCACGGACTTTCGGCAAACGAAGCAAAAATAAGAATGATGGATAAGGCCGGTTTTGATATGAAACCGCAAACTCTCCATCGTGCGCCGCATGGAGGAGGTTCAATAACGAATTTTATTCCACAAAGAAGACAGTCCGCCGCCGCCGAAGAGAGACGGATTCGACAACAGCAAGGAGATACTCGAACCGACTTCGAAATAAAACGAGATTCTGGTATGTTACCATATGATACCCCGGATGCTGAAGGAAATATGATTCCCGGATACCTTAACCCCAACAGTCCAAGATACAATGACGGAAAGAAACCACAAGAAATTTCAATGCTTCCTTCTCAGAGCAACATACCAAGGGCAATGAAACTGGACAGAAATGCATCCGCATTGTTTAACAACACAATGTTTGCAAGTGCAGGAGCAGGAGGTGGACCAGACTTCGCCTTGATGAACGCTCCAAGTATGAACATACAAAACAATACAAACTATATCGCCGACCCATATGACGAATCATCTCTCGCAGATGGAGATAGAATCGCCATGATGAATGATGTTAACTACAATTTAAGATACTCATAATAAAAAACCCCACCCGAAGGTGGGGTTTTTCCGTTAACATAACGAAGTCTCAAATAATCAACTTTCGTTTGCCAACTTTTCAAAGTAGGACAATGCGTCATCATCACTTACATCTTCACTGACGCTCTTGCTTTCCTCTGAACTCGCGGTGGGCTTGAACTCTTCTTCTGTTGTAGACTCAGCAGTTTCGGTGAATCGAACATTTCCACCAAGAACTGTGTCGAGTTTAGCCTTCAATTCATCATAAGACTTGAAGTTGGATGGGTCATTGAACTCTGCAAGAGAGTACTGCTTTTCCCACAACTCTTCAAGTTTTGCATCATCACCATCAAAAAGAGGTGATGCATCTTCGAACTCACTCTTGTCATAGTTGACAAATCCTGCAACCTTACGAACCTTAAGACGGAAGTTTGCACCAGTCCAGAAATCAAACGGATTGATTGCAGTTTCGTCTTCGAACTCTGGTTGCATCTTCTCCATAATCTTGTCGAAGATTTTCTTTCCGAATTTGTAAAGGAATACCTTACCTTCATTTTCGGGATTCTTCGGGTCGGAAACAACAAGAATGTTTGCGTAGTAACTCAAACGACGCTTGCGATTTCGTGCGATATCCTTGTCAGACTCAACACCACTGTTCCACAGTTGAGTGTTCATTTCTGAAACAGGGTCCTTTTCACCAAGAGTGGTACGAGAGTTTTCGATGTACCAACCACCAGGTCCCTTGAACCCATGATTGAATACACGAACCCACGGAAGGTCTTCATTCTTTGGTGTTGGAAGGAATCGAATAACCGCATATCCATTGGATGCCTTATCTAGTTCTGGCTTCCATAGTCGGTCGTCCTTGTATGACTCACTCTTCTTTGAGAGTTTGTCTAGTTCGCCAGTCAACTTTTCGAAACTGGACTTTGAATTGTTTTTCATACTTTCAAATGACATATGTTTCTCCTTATGTGCGTTATGTACGAAGTGTACGATGTATGAATGTGTATTATACAGCAGGAACTCCCTGCGTCAATATATTTATACTGGTAATTTTGAAATTTTTGGTAGGAGATTCGCGCCTTCGCCTTCTCTTTGAATCTTCTCAATGATTGGCTGTGAAATTAGTTTGGCACCAAAAGCAACATCAATATTACATTCATTGCATGAGAGAATTACGGCTTCGATATACGAATCACATTCCTCTACTTTTTCTTCAACCATCTGACAAAATTCTAATTCTGTAACTTCCATATCAAATCTCCTATAAATATATAGGTACAGGATACAGTAAGGAAGACATAATGTCAATGCCTTATACATATATTAAGTAAAATAATGTGACTACTAGGAGATAAACATGCCAAAAGGCTCAATTCAAATTTCAGCGACGACAGGCACAACTGGTGCTTATATTTTAACCGAACTTCATGGAATTACATGCTTGGGTGGTGTTTCCGCAGGTGTGTCTGGTGTTACTGGATACAATGTTCAAGTAGCAAAAATGGCATGGGGAAACACTGGTGAATACTACTGGGTAGACAGCAGTTATGCAGAAATCTCCGGTGCAGGAGCAAGTTGCGGTAGAGGACCTCTTCCAGTTCAACTTAGAGATACCGCTGGTTCTGCAATCAGCACATCAGCAATCAGTGGTTCATCCTCCAAAGCAGTAGATGTGTCAATTGTCAATCAAGGTGGTACTGCTTCAAGCGTATTAGTTCATGGTCCAGGCGGAACTGGAACAATTGCAATCGCAGGGACATCCG